TACATAACCGTCGCTTTCCACAACTTGATCATATACAAACCAAAGATAATTTTCCGGAAGTGGTTGCCCTGTATTTGCGTTACCATTTATACGCAGAACATTAACACTGTCATTTACGGTAAATCCAGTAACTGGATCATAAATTTTATTTTGATTTTCGAAATAAAATTTTGTTTCTCTTACACTTTCAAAAACAAAATTAATTCCTCTTGCCTGAACAGTATATGTAGCACTGTTTACGGAAAACGCTAATAGCCAACTAGAATCCTTTAGTTGTCCGGTGGTATCGCCTTGGAATTCTAAACTAAATGGTGCAGTTAGATTTAAATCAACACTGTCAATGACTTCCCACAATTTAGTATTTTGATCATATCTTAAACCAAAATTTAAATAGTTTTGAATATTGTTGATTAATTTTATTTTAAAATCTCTAGTAAAACTATTATTGTAAGCTGGAAAGACATTTATTGCAGTTGCCGCTGTAGGAATGTTTTCACTCAGGGTGATAGGACCTTGCCCATTAGATAATACGCCTTGATTTCCTGATCCCACCAGTTTTACTACTGTTGCATATAATAATAGTTGGCCATTTTGAGGCACTAGGCCACTGGAAGGCAATGAAACTATTTCATTGGCTGAATTAAAATATTTGCCATCACCTGGACTAAAAATAACCACACTGCCTTCAGTAATATAATTGTTAGGAGGAGCTACCCCTGTTCCTACAGAAACTTGATTTCCAAAATAACCAGTGGATGAATTGGACCCAACTGTTGTTCTATTCCAAGATAAATTTAAATTAAATCTTGTAAAGTTTTCATAGTAGTAATGTAAAATTGGTTTACCTCTAACTAATGGTAATACTTGATTTTCTATTACCCTGTTTATTTCTGAAGTAGTGTTAAATGTAAAGGTAAAACTAGATAGTATGTCCTCTTTATATACTATACCATCTTCTGCAAAAATATTAGTGCTACTGTATTTGCCAGTAGTATCTAAAACATCTAAGAATCTGCTAACACCACTACTGGTACGGTTTACAGCTTTAACTTTGCTAATAGAACTGTAATTACTGTAAGGAAAGGTATTATAGTCCTCGCCATTAATCATCCTATTTTGACTGTAATATAATTGCGGTGCTTTTGTTTTAATTTCAGTAATACTTTCGCGAGCAATAGCATTTGCCACCGTATACTTTAAACTTGCAACCACAGTTAATGTTTCTAATCTGCCAGACTTGCTAATATAGGGGATGTTCAAAGTTATATTACTCATTTCATCTGGAGTAATTGTATAGCTTAATCCTACACTTGATCTGAAATAAGTTCTGAAACTGCCCACTGGAATTTCCGCAAATGTACCGTCACCGAACACTAAATCAATTTGATCACCGGCTCTAGAATTTACTTGAAAACTTTTTTTAGCTGCGTTGTTATTGTAGATGATATTAGTTCCTACTACTGCAGGTATTTTCTCCCACTCATCTACAATAACTCCGAAATTATTAATTTGATATAACCATACATCAGTATTGTTAATATTATCAACATTCACTGCCGCTAAATTGTTGGGTATACTTTCATTAAATGCAAATTCTTGATTTTGCAAAGCACCTTGTTTAAAATAAAAGAAAAATCCTGTGTTATTACTAGAATTTCCTAAATTGTCATTTTTATAAATGATATTTAAAGGCACTCCAGGTCCAGGACTAGCTTCGTAAATGTAGTCTGTGTCAATACTGGTTCCACTTACTGCTTCAAACTGCAGTGCAGATCCATCTACCAGAGTCGAAAACGGTATTACTGGCAAAGCATTGGAAGGTAAATTTACATTATATTCAGCATTTAAGACACCATTGATATTTTTACTGTTAGCAGGTTTTCCTACTTGCTGATTTCTAGGTAAACAAGAATTTAAAATTGTAATAAATTGTTCATACCAATTTAAATTTGTTGCATCATTCCATTTTACAATTAAGTTAGTTAAGTCTATCCCGTTGCTATCTTTTAATCGTTCAGTGGTTTGTACACTGTCGAATTTAATAAAGCCTGTAGCAGTTTGATTTCTTTTTGGATTATAACTGATCAATCTTGCCAATTTTAAAACACTGTCACGACGTTCTGCAGTATCTATAAAATTTTCCCTAGCATTTAAATCTGTTCTAAATGCAAGACTCTGCCCTAAAAATGCAATCAAATCAATTAATGCAATATATTCGCTGGATTCTATGTAATCATTGAAATTTTCAGGGTAATAGACTTTGATGTAGTCTATCATTGCTTTCCTCAAAGTTTGAAAGTCATAACTTTGAAAGTCTGCATTTCTGAAACTTTCATAAATTTTTGTCCAGTCTTGATTGACTAATAAACTGTTTTGTCTAGTTATTCCGGCCATTGCGATCTCTTTTTTTATATTTATAGGCTACATTAACTGATATTATTATAGTAACAATGGTTGTTTTGTATTGGATTGATCAAACTTAGCAATGATAGTGCCTATTTGATTTGATGAAATATAAATTAATTCTATTTCAAGCTGAATTCCGCGATCAAATTGAGTAACTAAAACATTTTTTGCAGCTATTCTAGGATCGTTAGAAATAATTTTTTTTACATCCTGAATAATTGTATTTTTTGTTTCGTCAGATAATGGTTCGAATAACATATCCCAAATGATGGTTCCAAATTCAGGATTCATTAATTTTTCACCTTTACGTATAGCAAAATGATTTTGAAGGTCCCGTTTTACCAAATCAAAATCTGTTAGCTTATATTTTTTTAGACTATCTACGGTGCTAAATCCGTTATACATTGCCATAATTATAATCCTAATTTACTTTTGTTACTTTGCTCAATAATTGGAGCTTGTGTGATACTATATTTTGATGAGTTGAAAACGTCTATTACTTTTGGATCTACTGCACTTCCTTTTGTGACCCATTGATAAACTATTTCAGGACTAGAGTATTTTGCTGCGCCAACTAATCCTGCTGCTTCCTCAGATGTTGTTGTTGCAGTGATTAATCCAAGTCCTTCTAATTTAGCGTAAGTGTCCCTGGTGGTATCGTACATAGTCCGTTCCTGCACTGCAGGACTGCTTGTAAAATTATCAAGACTGTTAATTCCGTCTTTTCCTATCCAATTATTAGGATTTTCTAAAGCTTCTCGAGTTTGCGGAGTGCCTTCTATTAAGTATCCCTGACTGATAAGATCCTGATTGGATAATCCATATTTTCCTGCCAGCCCCTGCTCATTTACTGTATCGTATGTATTATTAGAGGAATTGTATCCATATTGAGCAAATAATCCTTGTACTTCTGTATTAGACAAACTTCCTATTCCAGCAATGGGAGCAGGTTGTGCAATGAATTCACCGACTGGAGCAGGATCAGCAATTGTGAAAGATTCTGCCTGTTTTGTCCCAACATCCTTGATATTTACAGGAGGACTAATAGGTTGGCCGTTTATGTCAGTAGTAAGTGCGGATTGTATATCAACTTGTGTTTGTGCCACCGCAGCAATATTACCTCTAATATAAGGTTCGTGAGTTGGTACTACACTACAAATTGATTGAATTCTATCTGGGAAAGCTTCCCATCTATTATCGTTTATAACTGCATCTGGCAAAGTAAATTCTCTAATTTTTTGCGGGACACTGACGGATCCACCACCTCCTTCACCGTTTAAAGCAATCTTAGATCCATTTAAAAGCATTGCTCCACCAGATTTTATTTGCATTGATCCGCCGGACTGAAAAGAGGTTGCACTTTGTCCCCTTACTTGAGTTTGCTTTCCATATAAATTCAATTGTGTATCTGCTCTGGCTTGAATCACTTGAGCTTGAATTTTAACACTGGCTTCTGCATTTATATTAAAATTACCGCCTGCATTGAAACTGATACTACGATCACTATGCATTTGAATATTACCTTGTGTTCTTACAGCTAAGTCTTTGGCTCCGTACACTAGTACGTCTCCTTGGGCCGTAAGCTCTATCCAAGCAGTGCCATTACTGTTACTAACATAAATTAAATTTTCACTGTCACTCATTAGTATTTGATTGCCCCCTGCAGTACGCAATCTTACCATATTATTTTTACCGTAAATATCACCGTCGTCTAAAACTAAAGTATGTCCACCCACTCTTGTTGTTACTTTGAAATCTGCAGGATTAAAGTCTCCCGACGTTAATTTAGATCTAAGTGCAGGATCATTTGCTGGATCTTGATTTTCCCATGGTCGACCCGGGGTACTAAAACCGAATACTGTGCTAATAGGATCACGTTGGCTACTACTGCTTATAGCTCCTCGTACTTGATCACTTATCAACCCTGTAGCAATAAGATTAATGGTCTGAGGTACGTGTAAAGGTTTTAATACGCTTGGGATATATTTTTCTTTATATGTACCAGCAAAGTTATCGT